AGATCTGACTAACTGTTGAAGCTGAGTTGTTCACAGGCTTACGAAAAGTTTAGTTTACGATTGTATGTAAATCTGCTAGTCAGATTGTAATACTGGAATACACACGCCCGGAGCCTAATCAGCTTGCGGGCGTTTTTCGTTTCCAGCGGCCTGCCTAATCCTCGCCTCTAGTTCGTCTCCCTAGAGTTGGCCTGTGCCGCTGGAGTCCATCAACCGAGTAAATTTCCTCTATGAAAACAGTTTGGCCTGCCGATAAGGTCGAACGCCGCGCAGTTGCGTCGTTAGTTCCTTACGCGAGAAACGCTAGAACGCACTCGCCGGATCAAGTTGATCAGATTGCTGCGTCAATTAGAGAGTTTGGGTGGACTATTCCTGTCCTCGTTGATGAGGAAGGAACGCTGATAGCTGGTCATGGCCGAGTAATGGCTGCCAAGAAGCTAGGCATCAGCGAAGTCCCGGTTATGGTCGCGGAAGGCTGGTCTGAGGCTCAACGCAAAGCCTATGTCCTGGCTGATAACAAGCTGGCTCTAAACGCCGGTTGGGATAACGAATTACTCCGCGTCGAGCTGGAAGGCTTGAAGGAGCTAGACTTCGACATATCGTTGACCGGATTTAGCGGCGACGAGCTGGTGTCGATCCTGGCTGATAAGACTGACGGGCTTACTGACCCGGACCAGACGCCAGAGCCGCCGGTTGATCCTGTTAGCGAGCCTGGCGATGTGTGGCTGCTAGGCAATCATAGAATTGTATGCGGCAGCAGCACAGAGGTTGAGAGCGTCGATAAGGCGCTGAATGGCGTTAAGCCGCACCTGATGGTGACTGACCCGCCGTATGGCGTCGAGTATGACGCTGACTGGCGGAACAAGGCCATGCGAGCCGATGGTTCGAAAGTTGGCGGTCGTGCTGTCGGCAAGGTTCTAAACGACGACAAAGCCGACTGGCGAGAGGCATGGGCGCTGTTTCCTGGCGATGTTGCCTATGTTTGGCATGCTGGCAACATGGCGCATGTCGTAGCCGAAAGCCTATTATCTTGTGACCTCCACATAAGGGCGCAAGTGATTTGGGCTAAGAGCCAGTTTGTTATAGGCCGCGGAGATTATCATCCACAGCACGAGCCTTGCTGGTATGCCGTTCGCAAGGGCAAGACAGGCCATTATGACGGTGGCCGCAAGCAATCGACACTTTGGCAAATAGACAAGCCGCAAAAGTCTGAAACGGGCCATTCGACGCAAAAGCCAGTCGAATGCATGAAGCGGCCTATTGAGAACAATTCATCACCAGGACAGGCTGTTTACGAGCCTTTCTCTGGATCCGGCACGACGATCATAGCGGCTGAAATGACAGGCCGCTGCTGTCACGCCATTGAGCTTAACCCGGCGTATGTCGATGTTGCTGTAACGCGCTGGCAGGACTTCACCGGCAACGAGGCCGTCTTGGAGTCAACAGGCCAGACGTTTGGTGAGGTAAAGAGTGGACGAGGAAAGTAAGAATCCTGGCGGTCGCCCGCCGTTTGAAGCCTCTGACGAGATGCGTAAGGCCGTCGAGGCGATGTCGAGTGTGGGTATTCCTCAGTCCGACATAGCCAAGGCTTTTGGCATTTCAGAACCGACGCTGCGTAAGTATTTCCGCGAGGAGCTTGATACAGCCGCTATCAAGGCAAATGCTCGCGTAGCAGCTAACCTATACAAGCAAGCTACCAAGGACGACATTCGTTCTGCAACGCCTGCGATCTTCTGGTTGAAAACGCGAATGGGCTGGAAAGACTCAGTCCAGGTTGAGCATACAGGCTCAATTGATACGCGCATAAACCAAATGAGTGACGATGAGCTTAGAGAGTTTATCAAGGAACGAGCTGCTCGCTTCAGCACAGGATTGGGCGGCGATCGAACGCCGTATGGCTCGGATAAACCTCACTGACTGGTGTTATCTAGTAGGGTATAAGCCAGCGGCGCATCATCAACTTATCATAGATGAGTTGGAGAACGTCGCATGTGGAAACACGAAAAGGCTGGCGCTGTTCCTTCCTCCTGGCTCAGCGAAAAGCACTTATGCCTCTATATTATTCCCGCCGTGGTTCTTTTCTCGCTCGCCGTCATCTTCGATTATTGCTGCAAGCCATACCGCAGAATTAGCGGAAAAGTTCGGGCGGCGCGTCCGAAGGCTCGTCGCAGACCATTCTGAAACGCTAAATGTTGACGTTTCTTCTGAGAGTAGCGCTGCTGGCCGTTGGGATACGGATAAAGGCGGCGAGTATTTCGCTGCTGGTGTCGGAGGCTCGATCACAGGCCGCCGCGCTGATCTGGCGATCATTGATGATCCGATCCGGTCGCGTGAGGATGCGGATTCGAAGCTAGTCCGCGACAAGCAATGGGACTGGTTCAAGTTCGATCTGTCTACCCGTCTTAAGCCGAATGCGTCTACTATTTTGATTCAGTGCATGACCGGAGATACTCCTGTCATGATGAGCGATGGGTCTGAAAAGCCTCTCCGTGATGTGTGCGTTGGTGACTCCGTTGCAACGTATAGATATGGGTCATTATCCACATCTGCCGTTGTTAATAAGCGCAGCAATGGTCTTGATCGCATATTCAAAATTAGAACGACTTCTGGTATTTCTGTTAAGGCTAACGAGAGACATCCGTTCCTCGTTGATGATAACGGAACGCCAAAGTGGATTCGGACCAAAGACTTACGCCAGGGCCAAGAAATATTTCGGGTCAGTGGGGCAAGTGGAAAGATAAAACCTGTGCATGGGACGGCTGCAATGAGCCAGTCAAATGCAGAGGCTACTGTATGCCGCACTACAACAAAAAAAGGTGGGCTGACGGAGTTAGGCCGCCTTCGGTCAACCCTAAATCTCGTCGTAACGCGCATCTGCTCCATCGCTACGGTATTACAGGCGAAGATTACGACAGGCTTCTCGCTGAACAGGGCGGAAACTGCGCTGTATGCAAAAAGCCTCCTGGCAAGAATGTCCGCGCCCATTGGGGCGGGAAACTATGCGTTGACCACTGCCACGATACCGGCAAGGTCAGAGGATTGCTTTGCAACGACTGCAACCTTGCAGTTGGATACGCAAAGACACCAGAAACAGCTTTGGCAGTCTACGAATACTTCAGACTTCACTCTGGACAAGATTCTGGAGATAGTTCCAGCGGGAGTGGAAGAAGTTTTCGATGTTCAGATTGCTGAAACAGAGAACTTCATAGCTAATGGCTTAGTCAGCCATAACACCCGCTGGCACGAAGATGACTTAGCGGGTCGGATACTTTCCGAAGAGGGCGATCGCTGGAAGATCGTCAGCCTTCCGATGGAGGCGACTAGCAATGATGATCCTTTGGGCCGCAGCCTTGGCCAGCCTCTTTGGCCTGAGTGGTTTAATGATGAAATGCGCTCCGACGCCAAGCGCGATACCCGTGTTTGGTCGGCGCTATACCAGCAACAGCCGACGCCAGATGAAGGCGGGCTATTCAAGAAAGACTGGTTTCATCCGGTAAATAGCATTCCAGACCGCGACACCATGATGGTGTATGGCGGCTCTGATTACGCCGTCACAAGCAACGGCGGAGACTACACAGTTCACTGCGTTGTCGGCCTAGATCCAGACGGCGAAATGTATCTGCTCGATGTATGGCGCAAGCAGGCGTCATCGGATGAGTGGGTAGACGCCTGGTGCGATCTGGTCCGCAAATGGAAGCCAATGGCCTGGGCCGAGGAAACCGGCCAGATCAAATCTGGTGTTGGTCCGTTCTTAGAGCGCAGAGCCGTTGAACGCCAAGCCTACTGCGTTCGGGAGCAGTTTCCGACCAGAGGTGATAAGGCGGTCCGCGCTCAGTCCATCCGAGGACGGATGGCGATGCGTGGATTGAGAATACTGAAAGACGCTCCTTGGCGGGCTGATTTTGAATCTGAGCTACTGCGCTTCCCGGCTGGTGTTCACGACGACCAGGTGGATGCGCTCGGCCTAGTCGGCCAATTACTTGATCGGATGCTTGCTGGAACTAAGCCGCGTCCTTCGGAACAGCCTAGAAAAGATAGGTATGAACGAGATGACGACGATTTCAGCGGAAGCGATTGGAAAACCGTGTAATGGCTGAATCGCTGATTGATGTCGCGCAGCTTGTCGAATATTTCGAAGCGAGCGAGGACTCGTCCTATACTGCGCGTCAGAACGCAGAGCGTGACCGCGATTACGTTAATAATATCCAATATACGGCGGAAGAACTTGCGGCCTTTGCCAAGCGCAAACAGCCGCCAATTGTCATCAACCGCATCAAGCGCAAGATCGACTTCCTGAAAGGTTACGAGCAGAGCCAGCGGATTAGCCCGCGAGCTTTGCCGAGAACGCCACAGCATGAGCAGGACGCCGACGGCTGCGAACAGGCGTTGCGGTATGTTGCTGACGATCAGCGCTTTGACCACAAGCGCAGCCGCGTTTGGGACAATCTACTCGTCGAAGGCATGGGCGGCTATCGCGTTGGCGTTGAGCAGAACGCTAAAGGCGAGATCGAAGTCCAGATCGACACGGTTCCGTGGGACCGTATGTTTTACGATCCGCATTCGTCCGCGCCTGACTTCTCCGATGCGGCCTATGTTGGCGTCGTTCGCTGGATAGATAAAGACGAGGCTCTGGCTCAATACCCTGAGTCTAAAGAGATCATCGAATATACGATCACCTCAACGTCTCTGAGCGATACTTACGACGACAAGCCTAAGCATAAGCTATGGGCTGACGCTAAACGTAAGCGCATCCGTATCTGCCAAATCTGGATCAAGAAGCAGGACAAGTTCTATTACGCCGAGTTTACGAAGGGCGGAATTCTTAAAGCTGGTCAATCGCCGTATGTGAACGACAAGGGCGAGTCTGATTGCGAGCTGATCTTCGGTTCGGCCTATATCAACCGCGATAATGACCGTTACGGCATTGTCCGCGAGATGATCGGTCCGCAAGACGAAATCAATAAGCGCCGGTCTAAGGCTCTCCACCTGTTGAACACCAACCAGGTTGTCGCAGAGCAGGGCGCGGTTCGGGATGTTGAGAAGGCCCGTCGTGAAATGGCGCGGCCTGATGGCTGGATCGAAATATCGCCCGGCTATTCAGACAAGATCAATATTCAGACCCGTCTGGACCTTGCGACAAGCCATATGAGCTTGCTCCAAGAGGCCAAGAACGAGATCGACATGATGGCTGGCAACATTGCTCTCCAGGGCAATGCGGCTGGTTCTGCTGCTTCTGGGCGGGCGATTATCGCAAGCCAGCAGGGCGGAGCGATGGAGATCGCGCCGATCCTAGACGCGCTTCGTGATCTGGATATTCGTGTATTCCGCGCTGTTTGGAACCGCATCCGTCAGTTCTGGAACCAGGAAAAGTGGGTCCGCGTTACTGACGACGAGCGAAACATTAAATGGCTCGGCCTTAACGTCGATCCGATGCAAGTCCAGATGCTTGCGATGCAAAACCCGGAAATGAGCGATAAAATCGCTGGTGCCGTGTCAAATATCGCTAGTCTGGATGTGGATATTATTATTGACGACGCGCCGGATGGCATTACGCCGCAGCTTGAACAGTTCCAGAGCCTTGTTGAGCTTAAGAAGATGGACGCGATGGGCGAGCTTCCGTTCCGCGCCATTGTCGCTGCCATGCCTAACCTGAAAAACAAGGATCAGGTTTTGGCCGCCATGGATCAGGCTAAGCAGCCTCCGCAAGATCCGATGGCGATGCAAGTGCAGCAGATGGGCCTGCAGCTACAGGCCGCCAAAGCACAGGCTGACATTTACAATACGAACGCCAGCGGAGCGCTGAAAGAAGCGCAGACGCAAAAGACGCTCATGGAAGCGCAACTGGCTCCTGAGAAGGTGATCAATGATCGCTTTACTCAGGTTAAGCCGCCACAGATTTCCGCTCAGCCGCAAGGCTTCTGAGCCAAGGAAGAGCCGTCGCCGGGCTGCACGGGCGATAGAGGTTCGCAAGCCTCACTAACTTGCGTCCGTCGCCGGGATATCGGGCGGCTCGTGACCTCCACGTAAACAGGATCAGTGCATGTCAAACCTCGATGACATCTTGTCATCGGGTGGAGAACCTGTGTCTCCGCCCACTCCAGAAACTCCGAAAGTAGAAGCTCAGCAGCCGGAAGCTGATCAGACTGAGGCGGTAACGTCACAGGATGAAGCGACCGACGAGCAGAAGATGGTCCCTGTGGCCGCGCTCCAAGCCGAAAGGCAAAAGAGCCGGAAATACACGGAGCATCTAGCTCAAGTTGAGCGTGAGCTAGCGGAGCAACGGCAACAGTTCAATCAAATGCAGCAATGGCTGATCGCGCAGCAACAAGCGCAGCAGCCGAAGCCGCAGGCGCCTGACTTTTGGGAAGCTCCTGAGAACGCGATTGATTATCGTGTCCGCCAGGAAGTCGAACCGATACGCGGTCTACTCGCCAAGCAGAGAGAAGAATTCTCGATGCTCCAGGCTGTAGACAAGTATGGCCAGGAAACTGTTGACGCAGCGTTTAGCGATATTCGTCAGAAGATGGCTACCGATCCAGCAGGAACGGCGGCTGACTATCAGCGAATTATGGCATCGCCGCATCCGTATGGAGCGCTGGTTGACTGGCACAAGAAGCAGCAGGCGTTAGCTGAAATAGGCTCCGATCCGGCTGCATACAAAGAAAAACTCAAAGCCGAATTGCTCGCAGAATTGCAGCAGCAGCAGCCAGCGGTCGCACCAGCGCCTGCAATGGCCACGCTTCCTAGCAACTTTGCCACAGCTCGCAATGTCGGCACTCGCAGCGGACCCGCTTGGGCTGGTCCTGCACAAATCAACGACATCTTCGACCGAAGCCGCAAGGCCGGTTGATCTGAAAGGATAACGTCATGGCCGATACTCAGGTCGCGGCTGGTCTTACTGTTGAACAGTGGGACGACCAGTATTTCCGCGAATATCTTACCGATAACCGTTTCTCCGAGTCCATGGGAACGAGCGAAAACTCGATCATCCAGGTCAAGGAAAACCTCACCAAAAAGCCTGGCGACCGCATTAACTTTGCGCTCGTCAACAAGCTGACGAATGCGGCGGTTACTGGCCGTTCGACCATGGAAGGTAACGAAGAGGACATGTCCTCGCGTTCGTTTCCGGTCACGGTTAATAAGCGCCGTAACGCTGTCCGCGTTGCCGAGGTTGATGAGCAGTTCTCCGCCATCTCTCTGCGTGACGCTGGCCGCCAGGTTCTGCTTGACTGGTCGATGAAGGACACCGAAAGCCTGATCACGAAGGCTCTTGCGTCCATCAATGGCGTTGCTTACGGCTCGGCTACCGAGACGCAGAAAGACGCCTGGCTGGTTGACAACGCCGACCGTGTCCTGTTTGGCGCGCTGCGTTCGAACAACTCGGCTAACGACCATTCGGCTTCGCTCGCTAACTGCGACACGACTGCCGACAAGCTGACTGCGGCTGCTGTCTCCAAGATGAAAACCATCGCGGAAACGGTCGCCAATCCGCTTATTCGTCCGATCCGTTCGGTGTCGAATAAGGGTCGTCGTTACTACATTATGTATGCTCATCCTTATGCGTTCAACGACCTTAAGAATGACACGACGATCACGCAGGCTCAGCGTGAAGTCTCCATGGCTATGGAGAACGAGCGCCTGTTCGAAGGTGGCGATCTCTATTGGGATGGCGTCATCATCAAGCAGGTCGAGCAGGCTGTCACCGATTGGGACTTCGGCACGGTTGGCGCTTCTTCGGCCAAGGTTGTCGGCGCGTTCCTGACGGGCGCGCAGGCTGTCGGCACGGCTTACGCCCGCCGCTGGCGCACGACCACCGAGACCTTCGACTACGGCGACAAGTATGGCGTCGAAGTGTCGTCGATCTACGGCATCGAGAAGCTGCGCTTTGGCTCCGGCACTGCCGACACCGATGACTTCAAAGATCACGGTGTTGTCTCCGGCTACTTCGCCACGGCTGGCCTGGCTTAATTCGTCCTCAGTCTAACAATACTGGCGGCGGGCTACGGCCCGCTGCTAACCTAAAGGCTGTCAGATGAAAAC